ATAGGAGGAAAAAAGTATGGAGAACTGTCCAACCCTCCCTGATAAGATAATTTCTATCCAACTATCTACGGCCTTCCCTGTTTGATTCCGGGATGTTAAGGAAAAACGGCCGAAGGCGTCAAACCCTCCCTTTTCCGGGGATAGATGGGGAGCTTTTGAGATAGTTTGATAGTTTTCCATACTTTTATCCTATTCTGTGTTTGTGTTCGTTTTCTTCGAATACTATAAAAAAGCCTTTAACCCTCCCCACGGTCGGAGAGCATAATTCCATGATAAGTGACACACCCTTTAATTTTCGATTTCTCATATTTCTGGCTGAGTTGTTTTCCAAACCAGGTGCCACTGCGTTCTTTTGTGCCTATATTGGCGTGATACCAGCTCACAAACCGGCTATAGAGGTTGGAAGCCTTTTCGTTCGCTCCTGGTTCGCGGTGGCAACATTCGTCGATATAGTCGGCCAGGAGATCTTCATTTTTGCGATACAGTTCGGTCGCGTCGGTAACTTTCCGGGGTGGCATGAGGCCGTGTTTCTGCCAGAGCAGGCAGCCACGAACGAGCCAGGCGAGTATCCCTGGGGCCTCTTTAAGAATCTGCTGGTCAAGGTCGAGGATGGCCCGACGCTCATGGGACTCCTGCGGGTCCCGATTGACGAAGGAGATGTCGAATGGGATCAGGTGGAGCCGCTCCCAGAAAGATTTGTCGTTGGGTGGCGCTGCGGGCTGTGAATTAGTCATCAGAAACAGCTTATGGGTCGGCTGAAATCTGGTAGGGTATTTGTCGTGCGGGCTCCGGCCGACTAATTCGTCTTTGCCGGTGAGCCATTTGACTTTTGAGGCGCTGAAACGCTGGCCCTCGTCGGTTTCTGAGGCGAACGCCATCCGGATCCCCTTGATGCTCATGATATCGGGCGAAGGTCCGGAGGCGGCTTTCACATATTTCGATGATAAAAGCATCTCAGCCGGGACGGATCCAGCCAGGGTGCCCATGATATAGTTAATTGTCTCAACTATCAGAGACCGGCCGTTCCAGCCACCCCGACCATAAAATACCGGGAAGACTTTTTCGTGTATCTGGCCGGTTATCGTGTAGCCAAAAAGACGCTGGAGATAAGCGACCATCTCTTTATCCCCGTTGAAAATCTCCAGAATGCTCTTTTCCCAAAGAGACGCGGGCTCGTCTATGCCTTGGAATTCTACCGGGCTGGCGAGTGTGAGGTAATCAGCGGGATGACCTGGCTTGATCCTGCCGGTTTCGAGGTTGATGACTCCGTTAGCGCAGGGGAAGAGCATCGGTTTCAGATCCATCTCTTCTCCGGAGATGGCCAACGGGTTTTCAATCGTGTGGGCGAATTTCAGGCAGGCGGTCCGGCGCTTATCGTCGCGTAACTGGCTGACGCGCTTCAAAATATCACGCTGTTTCTGCGCTAACTTCTTAAGCTTGTCCTTGTCGGGTTCGCCACCTTTGGAGACAAGCTCGGCAATCTGCCCGGCGATCTTCTTATACTCGCCCAGATAGTGCCTGGCGAGGATCTCGACAGAGGCCAGAGATCGGTTCATAATGTCGCGTTGCCAGAAGTGTCCGTTCCACTCGTACCACTCCTGTTTGTTCTTAAGATAGAGAAACCGATTGCGGAACAGGGTAGCATAAAGCGTGCCATCGCCCAGGGCGTTGGCAAACAGGCAGTCATGCAGGTACTCGCTGGTGATCGTTGGGGCCTTATCCTCCGGGGTGATTTCGTCTCTAACCTGATCAACCCGGTCCTGCACCATCTTTTTCATGTCCTGGTCATCAGCGGGCCGGTCATCGCCACCAGCCGGCGTTCGTTTCTTTGCGGTCATATACCAACCTCAATTTTCCAAATTTCCAACAGAATCATAAACTTAAGTGCACCCAATTCCCGCGCTGGCGGAAACCGTGTTAAACCGAAGGCACCGGAAGGACCCATAAAAATCGGGAGGGCCATAGATACTTGTCGTGATTCTTTATAAAGAAATGCAAAAACAGACAGCGAAATGCGGTTTTCCTGAGATTCTATCCAGGAAGGGATACGGCCGACGGCTGAGCTATTATGAATGTGTGAATGGTTAAGTTTATGACCCATCAATACCCCCTCAGGCGTTTCATGTACCTACTGTTATCCCAATGGTCACAGATGTAGGTAGGGTTGATCCGATATCCGCGGCCGGGTTTCAAGCCGATGATGCGGCATCGTGGCTCTATGCCGAGGATCCTGCCGCCGATGCCAGTCACCTGGTAGTCCCGGACAAAGTGATTGCAATCACTACAGTATGCCCAGGTCAAGCCCTTCCTGTAGTGACATTGAGCCCAGGATCCCATAGCCGGCGATGTCGTGGTATGGTGATTCGCCGAGGGCGTCTTTGTCTGTGGCGATCCGGAACAGCTTGTCGATGATCCGGGTGACTGCCAAGGCGTCGTCGTACTGTTTCGGGCTGATGCCGTCGGGATAGAGTATCCGCAGGAGACCCCCCGCCTTGCCGAAACTGTCACCATAGGCCTTTTGCTTCGCGGCCACCGTGACACCGATCGACGCGCCGACATCTTCATATTCACTGCGGCACGTCTGTTTTACGACCAGATCATTGATCTCACCTTTGAGACTGAATATCTCCTCGATCTGCTCGCTCACGACACCTCTCAGCCGGTCAAGTTCATCATAAAGAGCGTTACCTGTCATAATACTCCTTTCAAGAGCCTTTGTAATTATTGAGAAAAATGACTCACGCAATCGCCCTGTAATGGACTTTCTCGGGGTAGGGCATACCTAAACATGGGCAGAATCGTTCTGTCTGGCTGATTTCTTGCGTTTTTTCCCCCTCATTTTCGGAAACCGCTGCCCGGTAAAGGATCGGCCGCTGGTGGTGTGTCGGCGAAGATACCGACACCAGCTTCGGCCTGTTATCTGTTAGGAAAGTCATCGACGTTATCTTTTCGGAGCCATACAATCAAAACCAGGTGTCAGCCCGTTATCAAGTATGATGACTTCGGCCTCGATTGGTTCGACACGTTGATCATCAAACCAGTGCGATTCAACCAGAGCTCCATCTTTCGCCGGCGGAGCAAGCAATACCTGATTGCATCCACTAATATAAACGACGTGCCCAGTTGCAAATCCTTCAAACCCCGTTATTCTGTCCAAGTAGATCCGGAAGATGCCCGGTGCGTTTTGCCACTTCGATGCGGGCCAGGATGATCGCCCGATCCGGATTCTTCGCGTGGCGGTAAATGCGGTGGATCTCACCCGCCGAGTTGATGATGATTTCGTACTTCATAATCAAGCATCTTCACCACTTCCAGTAATTTATTTATCTTTGCGGCGTGCTGTTTGCGCTTAAAGAGTTCGGCTTTAAAATAATTGATGGCTATTTCGTGGGCCAGCAATAAGTCGTCATGTTCAGAGATCGCGCGTTCCGCCTTTCTGGCCATATCAAAGTCCGGGCAAATGAGAATCTCACGGCCGTCGATTAAGGCGATATTGGCAAACCGCTTTCCATGTCCGCAACAGGAAGCAATTGTAGTAATCCCCGCGGTGTTGAGTGCCTTGACGATTGGAGCAATACACCAATCGATATCTCTCACCCTATTGTTGATAATTATCGGTATTGTGTGCTTGTAGGTTCCAACATCACAGCATTTCTTGGTCTTTTCCATAACCCGACTTCCTTGCCTGTAACATGTCCCGCAGACCCCATCCCCAGATGAAGCCGAGGATCAACGCGCCCGCAAAAACACAAATCATCATGATGTTACCCTCCGGCCCGCGGGATCCTACCCGCCGGCAACTCATAACGGCACCATTGGCCGTCGCGATAGAAATGCAGCCTGCCGTTGATCCACTCCTGCCTATATCCGGTCCCGTGATATGCCTGGAGTGTTTTGATCTGCCAGACCTCGGCCATAAACTCCTCGCAGACCAGGTCCGACAGCGAATATGGCACCGTCGGATGTTGTCCCAGGGGGAACAACACCGTCGGGAAGGCCAGGACAATTAGAATCGCGAGCAGGATCCTCATGGATGCCAGATCCTCCAGAGCGCTGTTGCTATAATGTACCCACCACCCAGGAAAGCGGCCGCGATCATCCAACCATAAAGCATCTTGTCGACCTTCCTGAGAGACTCTTCCCAAGGCTCATTTTCGATGTAATTTTGAAATCGTTTGATCATGATTCTTCTCCATTCTTTAGTGGCCAACCACAATACTCACACCATCCGCCAAGTCTGAGAAACCAGCCACAATGCGGGCAACGCCCTTTGGGAGCTTTAGGCTGTCCTGATTTTTTTTGTGGCTTACTAAATTTGAACGATAATTGTTCCATCATGTTTTTTGACCGGCATTCCGCTTGCGCCGAGGCTGCCGGCGGGCCCTGAAAAGGAGAGAGTCAATGAGTAGGAGAATTTACGGCTTCTCCTGGGCCGTGGTCGTCAACCCGCGCCCCTTTCGGCCTCGCCCTGCCTGTTCACCAGACCATGGGAAGAACAACTTTTTGGGGCCTTCTCCCGGCGATCTCGTCGAATCCGGGACTTCTCGACATTCTTTCGTGCCCATTCCCTCAACTCCACCGGAGATCGTGGTACGCTGTCACCGATGCTGAAATGTTCCAGAATCATGTCGAGCTTCTTTTCGCGCCTCTCCGCCTGGACAGTGGTGATTGTCATCGCCATTTCCCCTTCAAGCCGATCCGTGCGCGCAAAAGCGCCTCGATCGCCTCGTCGATTTCTTTAATGATACATTTCTTTTCAATCACGT